AGTTTCTGGCATCGGTGGAGTATCGTTTGATATTGGTAAATCTTCAGTTATTACCAATTGATCTGGTCTGTAGTCCATAGGAAAAAAACTAGGAAAAACAGAATCGCAATCAGTAAATACCCCATTAGGGTCATCTAACAAAAGTTGTGTATTTCCAGTATTTTTTATATCTCTATGCTGATAACTACAGCCAACAGTGTTAATTTCTAAATTTGTTATTACAGGTAGACTAGGATTTGGATTATACGTTTCAGGAATATATACCTCTGGAATATTTATTTGTTTGATACCGATTTCTGGTATCTCCATTTATCTTGTTGGTGTTGGTGGTATAAACTCAGGTATTGTACCGCCTGTCACGTCTGGTAAAGCGTTATCCAAGACTTTTGGCATCATTCCTTGTACATTGTCCAAAACTTCATTCATTACCCTTGCCTTAAATTGCTCAGAAGTTACAAATCTGTAAGCGTAATATGAGCCGCCCAGCATTGACAAGGTTAAAAATAAAGACAACAATGAAGCTATCTGACAAATTTTTTGAAACATGATTAGAGAGGCATTTTTAAAGGCATTAGTGCCTGTTACAATTATAACTTTCGCTGGAATTTGTGCATTAGCCCCTCTATATCTAACAATGTCTATAATGACAAGACAAATCGAGAAAGTTAATTAGCTTTTTCTTTTATATTTTTTTGTAATTTTTCTTCAAAAGCAGCAATTTTTTGTTTAAAAAGAATTTCAGCTGTCTGTAGATTTAATATTCCAGCCTGTATTTTTTTTAATTCTTCACATGCAATATTGTATTCTTCAGACAGTTTGTCTTGTGTTTTTGTTGTCATAATGGTTAATAATTTATGCTGGATTAGCAAGCAAGAGGGCTTTATATTTTTCTTTTAAGGCATCAGTCCATACAGCATTACATACCGCTTGCACTTCTGCTGGTTGTGATGAAATATCAGTATCAACAAAATTGTTTGAGCTATCCAATCCACCTGAGTATAAAACATATCTATGAAATTTCCTTGCAACCTCTACATCATCTTTTTTGATAATATTTGCTTGTCTAACTTGTATTGCAAATCCACCTTGCACGACTTCTATCTTGTCGTATTCAGTTGTTTCAGTAAGTGCCATTAGGATTAATCTCCGATTAAAACAGGTTTAGGCTTAGTTTAAAGACGTAGCACGGTCTAAGCATCTGCCAGATAAAAACCAGAAATACTAACGTGTGCAGAGGCTGGGAAAGCTTCGTTTATAGTCAAAGTGCCTAATCCACTACCTTCTGATTCTGTTATTCTAACAAAGGGTGGTGGAAAATCATTCCTTGCATCTGCATAAATACGGTGATCGCCATAAGTTGAACCAGTGAAACGAATTGAGCATGGCGAACTTATGGGTCTTGAACTAGTTGCTCTTGCAAAAGGAAAACAACCAGTAATTCCATTAACTTGAGTACCATCAACACCATTTAAAGTTGTACTAGAGGCCATCTGTATTTCCATCACAAACATTACTAATCGCCCAATTTTTATATAATTTCCATTTCTTTGTGCATAACTCGCATCTGTAAAAGCTGCATTTTGCATACTATTTAACTGAGGTGAAGAAACACTTGGAGTGAAAGTACCTTCTTCATAGTGATCCAAAAGCTCACTGTCTTTTGTGTAGGCACTAGAAGCAGCAGTTTGAGCAGAAAAGTCAATTCCATGTCCATCTGTGCCGATTACTAAATCACCATCACTAACTTCAAAATTACCGCCATCTGTTAATTTTGCTCTTTCTGTTAAACCAGCCGTAGCACTTGCGGTAAAAAATGATAGAAAGCCATTATTTGAAGCATCTGTTAAGTTTGTGCCTTGAATTTTTGCATATGTGTTACCAGCAGCGTCTAAAAACTGTATATCCGCTAATCCATTATTGTCTGAACTTAAATTATTTAGCTGCAATGTTGCTCCTAATCCACCCGATGCTGTTCCTTTAATTAAAAATTTATTTAACCCCGAACTGTTAGTGACAGTTGTTGTTGCACCATTAAAAGTAAAATCTGACCTAGCATTTAAAGTCCCAGAAGTATCATCACCCACAATAATTCTATTAGCTGCATTACTATTTATCGTTGTCCCTGTTACTGTTGACCATTGGACAGCAGAACTCGCACCTTGAGAAGTCAAAACCTGACCACTTGACCCATAGTTAGCCCCACCAATGCCAATTTGTCCAGCACTTGCAACCCTGATTCTTTCACTTCCAGCAGTGGTTATCGCCAAAGCATCTGCGGCTGGTGAAAATATACCAGTGTTTAGATCGTCACGAAACCCTAGTGCTGGTGCAGAGGCACTGCCATCTTCAAGTGTTAAAGTACCATCTAATTGTAAAAGTTCTATCCATGCATTATTAGCAGAATTTCTTATTTTTAAAACACCAGCGGAAGTGTCAGCCCACCATTGATAGGCATAGGTTGTAGAAGGACTTGAGGAGTTTGAATTATTACTAACGATTGCAGCAAGGGCATTATTAAGGTCTGTTCTGAATGCCGCCCCAGATTGGTTTGCTATTACATAATCATGTGTTGCCATTACTTAGTCCTTTTTGTATAAGTATATATTAGTAGATAACTTAAATATAAACATATTTACTGTCCTTTACCAAAGCCAACCGCAGTATATCTAAAATTCAAATTTTTAAAATTATTGCTTGAGTCTTTTACTTCTATAACAAATTGAGTGCTTGTAATATTTGTGATTCTAAAATAATCACCTGTAACAGCCCCTTCAAGAGTTATTCCTACTGTAGGCAAGAAATCAGATGTTGAACCTCCATCAATAGAGCTAGAACCTGTAAAAAAGGGTGATCCAAAAGTTACTGTCTTAGCTGAAGTTCCAGATGCTATAGAAGTATTTACAGTTTCTGTTCTTCTTTTCACGCTTGCCTCAAATCCTAATTCTGTAATATTAATGTTTTGTGCTGGATCATTTGAAATTAGTTCAGTTCTAAATTTAAAACCTCTTCCAGTGTATTCACCATTTGCAAAAGTATTAAATTGAGAAAAATTTGCTCCATAAGTACATGAAGTTCCACTGGATATTGTTGCACTAGCACTAGCTGTAACTGTAAATGTGTTTGCTGTTGGTACAGTTTGAATTTCGTAATTGCCATCTGTCGCACTACCTGCAGTGAAATCTATAACAACAAAATCTCCTACGGCATATCCATGTGAGGTTTTAGTGACAGTAATAGTTGTTCCGCTTTGTTCATAAGTGGCTGAAACTGAAGTTGCTGGGTCTATATCAGTTGTTGCTACAAAAAGCTTTGCGTTGACATCTTCAGCGAGAGTACCGTCAAATTCAGTCCATGTATCAATATTTGCAGATCTAGAATCAATAAGATCATTAACTAATAAACCAGATGTAAGAAATCTTCGTTTTAAAGTTAGATTAAATTTTGCACCTAAATCAAGTTTATTTTGAAACTCATAACTACCGCTTGAATTTACAGGTCCAGCAAAATCAATGTTGGCTAAATCATCAATATTTTGTGTAATTGAATCCCATAATGTACTTCCATCTAATAACAATCCATCAAAGTCTGCATCATAAAAAGTATTTACTTTTGCACCTTGAAAAGGTGGTGAGTCAGTATCCTCTCTTTCTGTAAGTATAACTTGGTTTGGTTGTGGGTCTGGTGCTGTAACTATTATTCTTGCTGCATTATCTGACCTGTTTCCAGTGTCGTCAATAAATTTAATACTGTAAGTTCCTGTAAGTGCTGGGACTAATGTCTCTGTGATATTACCAGCAAGTTTAGGGATTATTTCTGTAGAATTTTCAAAAGTTGCCGTAGCTGTATTAACGCTAGGTGTGTGCCTCACTGACACAGTGCCACCATGCAAAACGTCAACATCTGTTGCTGGATTAAATCTGAGACGTACAAACTGATCTGAAACAGGTTCTAAAGTCAATCCACTTGGGTCTGCTGGTAAGGCTGTCTTTCCAACAGTTGTAAAAGTTGTTGTCGAGGGTTCAGAGCTTGGTTTTCCAAATGCGTTGTAACTAAATACTCTTACTTCGTAAGTTCCTAATTGAGTTTCAAAAATAGTAAAATCTGGTCTATTTACTCTCTGAGTAATAAAGTTTTCGTTTTTAAATCTAAATTGAACCATATATTCCGTAACACCAGAAACTGGCTGCCATTGAATAAATAATTTAGAAACAGCACGATTATTTAAAACAACTATTTGCTCTGAACCACTTAAGTTACTTGGAGGTGGTTTCAGATCATTTAATGTTGTTATTGTCCTAGTAGTTAAAGTTGATCCATCTTCAACATTTGCATATTTTGAAGGATTATGTGCGACAGCTTGTATCTCATACTCAATTTTATTTACTTCTTTGACTGAAAAAACTCTAAAAGTTTGCAAAGATAAAGAAGTGCTTTCTATTACCCAAACAGAGTTTGTTAAAGGAACAGAGGAAAAAGCAGAAGAAACGGTTATTGTAGCCCCAGAAATAGCAGATATTGTTTTTGTTTCTAAAGTGCCATCAGATAATATTACAGATAAAGTTTCTGAACCAGTAAAAGATAAATCAGTATTATTTGTATCATCTACTATTATTTGTGTTGTTGAAACTCCTGTTTTTATCCTTCCACCCTTTCTTACCCCTGCCCTCATTGGATCTTGAACAGATATTATTGTTCCGACTCTTACTATTGTTCCTGATTCTATAGAAGTTTTAAATGAACAGATTTCAGCTTCATTGGATTGTGTGTACAAAAACCATTTTCCGAGTCTTGCAGCTTGTCCTCTGGAAGTTGTAGCAAACCCTTTTAAATTGCGAACAACAACACCATATTTTGCTTGTAATGCTGTATCTTCTACAGTCTCATAATCAATAGTTTGTGTTTCATTATCAAAGTATCCAACATTCACAACAGTTGCCTTTGTTGACTTACTTGCATTTGAATAAGAGAATCCTTCTGCTGTTACGTTACTAAGATTGTAGATATAGCTTGGATCAGTAGGCCGATCTTGCGATATATTTATAACTCCAGCACTATAGAAAGGCATAACTCTCATTACAGATGAAAGATCATTAATCAACGAATATGCGTCTCTCTGGGTATTCAAAACTACATTAGTTGAGAACCTTGCCTCAGTACTGCCAGTTCCTGTCATATCATCAACTTGTTCTGAACAATAAACTGAAGCTGAATAAAAACTAAAAACATCTAATTGTGTTGAATCTATATGATCTCCAAAACCTTTTGAAGTTGTTAACAGGTCATATAAAATCCATGCTGGGTCATTTGAATATTCTTTATCAGTTTTAAAAGTTCCGTTAAATGTACCAGAATAAGATATTGAACCATCAGCCCTCACAGTACCATTGTGCGGAATTGAGATAAGGGTTCCTCTGACGCGGTACATTCGGGAGGGGACAGATGGAAAGGTCTCAGCATCAAAGCGTAAACCAACATGAGCTGAATTTGCATAGGCTCTCGATTCATTTATGATTTCTGTAAAAGATGACCATTGAAAACTATCATTTAAAAAAGAATCAGTACTGTCATCAGTTGTTCTGTTCACTCTTATTGTGACAGGAAAGCTAGTCCCAGATGGAAGATTAATTTTATAGTCTCTAAAATATGTGCTTGCTGCTCTACCTTTTACAGTGTCCGTAATAACTGTTTGTGTAGTTCCATCATTTTCTATAGTTTGGATTGTAAGAGCTACTTCTGCTCCGTTTATGTCTCCATTGTCCTCAAATTTTTGTAGTTGAGGGAAGGCAATAGTTACTCTTACAGCATCAATATTTGTATCTGATATTGATCTCGAAACAGGAGTATCTTTTGTAACTGTGACTCCTACAGCCGTTTCAGATTCACTGGCGGAAATACCAGCAATAGCAGTTTGATTTGATGTGCCAAATCTAGGCTCAAAACTTACATTTTTGAAATTAAAATCTGTATCATTTGGACTTGTACCAGCCGCTTGTTGTAGCACTTGAGTTCCATTAAGAAATACGTCCTTAAGACTACTTGTGTTATATTCTGTAGAACCTTGTGAGCCAGTTGCAGAGGGAAATCCTGAGATTATACCTTCCGAGAGCAAATCAATCAAGGTTTGAAATTGCTTTGATGCCAGTGAGTCTGCTGGTAAATCAGGGTTAGTCAAACCCGCAAGTTGACCGATTAAGGTATTATGACCACCGCCATTTGGAAAAGCTACGCCTCCTGTTGCCATTATGCTGTACCCTCCACTTGAACTGTATCAATACCAGAACTAATAACAACAGAGCCAGTAAAAACCTCACCATAAATTATAGGGACAGGAACACCAGCCCTTGCAGTATTAGTTATAGAAGCAAAACCAAAGTTGGCTTGCACGTTTGGGTCATTGTCAGACAGAGTATCAGCAGCGTTTAGGTTTGGTTGTTGTGGAGTTGGAGCAATGATACTTGTAACTCCATCAATAATTAATGATGTTCCAATAGAGGTCAAAGCGGTTGTGGCTATAGTTGCAAGCAATGTACTACCAAGAAGAGTTCCTCCAATTGCAGAACTTACACCTAAAGCTCCAGCACCTAAAACGATGGGGGCTGCAAATTTAGCTCCTACAGCTACAGGAATTATTTTAATATCCCCATTTCCCTTTATATCTAGCAAATCCTCTGTTATTTCTAAATCACCCATTTTTACTTTGTATAACTGATTTGTCATGTGGTTTTCTACTTCTGGAAAGTTTGCTATCAAAAAAGCAAAAGCCTGTCTAGGATTATTTACAGCCACTTCAAAATGTGATTGACCTAGAAATTGTTTAAGCCTTCCATAAACTGTAAGTTTTCTAAGCTGCA